TGGTTTGCAATATATGTAAACGGCAAAGCAACAAAAATTAAAAACAAAGATTAACTATGGCATCCGTAGCAGATATAGAACCATTATCAACAGAATTTGATGTACCTGGTACAGAAAGTAAAAGTGTTGTTGAAAAAGAGATTACCGCTTTAGGTAAAGTAATATTTGAAAAAGCATCGGTGGGTCTAAAATCTGCTACACGAGCCGTAGTTAGCAATGTGCCTCAAATGATACAAGAGTTGACACAAGAAATTGAGTCAGGTTCAATACAAAATTTTAACAGCGCAATCAATAAATTAAATATTCTAATAGATAAATTAGGTATTAATTTAAGAAGTTATGACACAAAATTAGCAGACGCTGTTGACAAATTTAGAGGCAATCAACAAAAATTACAACAAGACTTACAAAGATTAAGAGAAGATGGTATCAAGGCAGAAATAAATGAGAGAGGTACTGGTATTAAGTTTTTAACAAGACAAGAAATAGTACAAAGAGAAAAAGAGTACAAAGAGAGAGAAAGAATTATAGCAGATGAAAAACAAAAAAGATCAGATTTAGTACAGACGATAGAAAATACTAATAGAAGTGATAAAGAAAACATACAAGCAAGAAAAGACCTAAAAAAATCTATTGTAGATGAACAAAAATTAAGAGATAAGAATGCTGAAGAAGGTGAAATATTAAGAAGTACAACAGCAGATACAGGTAGAGATATGGGTGGGTTTGGTAAACTTGCTGAACTTAAAGAAGCATTTATGATTATACCTGATACTATTAATGAGGTTGCTGGTGGGTTTGCTCAGTTTGGTAAATCATTGATGAGTGGGTTTAAACAATTTTTATTTGCACCTTTGAAAACAATAGGTAGATTATTTAAGACGATAGGTAATATATTCAGATCAGCAAGAGCATTGATAGCATTAAAAGTTTTAGCAGTCTTAGCTGCGTTTCAATTCTTTGTAGAAAAAATAGATTTCATAAAAGAACAATTTGATAAAGTTTTTGTCGGAATGAAAAATGCTTTTCAAGGTATTAAAGATTTCTTAATAGACATTGTTGATTGGTTTAGAAACTCAGCAGTAGGTAGATTTTTTAATTTAGATGACGAAGCAGAGGCAAGAGATGAAAAAGCCGCTATGGAAGGTACAGGTAAGTATCAAAGTTTAGATGATGGATTTAATGATGCTATAGATCAACAAATGGGTACAGGCACAGCAGAAATGGCAACAAATGATCCTATTAGACCTTTCTATGATAAAGAATCTAAACAAGTAATACAACCTGATAATCCTAATTATTTTGAGATTAAGAAAAAGAATCTTAATACAAGTAAACAAATGTTGGGTAGTGATGGTAGAATTGTAAATATAGTCAATGAACCTAAAAGTTTATTAGCAGAAAGAGAAGTTGTAGGAGATAATATGGCAGATGGAACAGATACTTCAGAAGCATTGAAATTTTTACAAAGTGAAGCAGGTATATTAGAAAAACCTGTTGTAACAAATATTCAAAACAATTCAAATGTAACTAGTCAAAATTCATCAGGCACAACAATATCAGGATTTGTAGACCACGAACCTGACACATCTTTTAAATATGTAAGAAAAGATAACGGCGATCAGTATATCTAAAACTTAACGCCTAATTCTTTTTCAGTTATAATCTTAAACACAGCATTATTGTCTTCAGCATATGCAGTTGCAGCTTTCCACTTTGCTTGATTTTTAATAAACTCAAAACTCTCACGCATATATGACCGTGTTTTCTTTTTAGGTGGTTTAGGACGAGTTGTTTGACGAGAAGGTTTAATCTCAATCAACATCTTTTTATTTTTATCTGTTTTGATTATGAAGTCAACAAAGTATCTATGATATTTCTTATCAATGGGGTTATAATATCTAATAGGTAATTCTTCACTTGCCCATTGTACTATGCCAGGATTAAGGTCGCAGTATACCATAAATCTACGCTCTAATAATGAACGATAAACTATGTTATTTGGGTTGCCAACATACTTTTTTGGGTTAGTTGGTCTGTATATTCCTTTAAAAGACTTCTTCATATCATATAAATATAGTAATATATATAAAGGATACAAATGGCTTGGACTTCTAAAGTAGCAAATATAATCAAAGGTAAAGTAGCGTCAGCGGTCGCAGGTGCTATAGGTTCTAAAATAGCAAATAGTTTTGCAGATCAAGGTCAAACTAAAAAGATTGCTGCTAAACTATTAGGTAAATCACCATTAGAAATAGGTAACAATTCATCTACAGCACACTTACAAGAGAATCCATATCAGTATGGCACGGTATATTACCCACAAGAAACTACAAATTTAGGTGATGGTCATTATGTTATATTTGATATATTAGCACACAACAAATCAGCATATAAAACAAACTCATTTGACAATGGTAGATTGATTGATGACTCAGCAAACTTTGTAGACTCTGATAATAAATTTTTTGAAAGAAAAAAAGGCACATTTAACAAACAAATTAAGAATATTAAATCCAGAGGTATAACACAAACTAATAGAGTTAGAGGTGTGAACTCAGGTTTATTTGCAAAAGCTAGCTCTAATCACACATATATTTCAGATAGTATCATAATGTATATGCCAGCAGAGGGTATGAAGTTTAACTACACAGCAGATTATGAAGCATTAGAAACAGGACTTGCAGGAGATATGGGTCAAGGTATTGCAGGTGTAATTAATGATCCAGGATTTGTAGATAAGATTAAAGCAGGAGCAAAAGGCACATCTGGTGTTGCACTTGAACTAACTAAAATAGCAGGTTTTGGCGCACTAGGTATAATACCTGGTTTTGAGAACGCAAGAGGATTATATGATAAGTTTAGAGGACAAGCAAAGAATCCTAATTTAGAATCAGTATTTAAATCAGTACCGTTTAGAGAGTTTAGTTTTCCATTTACATTTGCACCGAAGAATGAGAAAGAAAAAGACGCAGTACACAAGATATTACAATTATTCAGATTTCATATGTTACCTGAACAGGCAAATGGGGCAAACGGATATTTTAAGGTGCCATCAGAATTTCAAATAACTTATATGTATAGAGATAATGAGAACTCATACTTACCTAGAGTCAGTAGATGTGTTTTAAAATCTTGTAATATAGATTATGCACCTGAAGGTGTAGTATCTACATTGACAGCAGATGAAAGAGGCGCACCACCTACAATAATTAATATGGGTTTAACATTTGGTGAAACAGAAATTATGACAAAAGAAACAATAGCACAAGGATTCTAATATGTATTTTGACAGATTTCCTAGAGGCAGTTATATATTACCAGGCACAACTACATACAAACAAGTTGTTGATCTATTCAGACGAATTAAGATAAAAGATAAGATTAAAAACGAAGCAAGTTTATATTCAGAATACTTTGTTACAAATGGCGAAAGACCTGAACAGATTGCACATAAACATTTTGGTAGCACAGAATTACATTGGGTTGTATTAATTACAAATAATATAACAGACGCATTTTATGAGTGGCCGTTATCATTTTCAGCATTTGAGAATTTTGTAAAAGACAAATACGATAATCCTGACGCAATACATCATTATGAAAAAGTACAATCAAGTGGTGTTCAAACATCAATTGATAACTCGCACTTGATTGAATGTAATTCAACAGATACAGGTGCTCAATCAGTATCAAATAGAGAATTTGAACAAAGAGAACAAGATAGAATCAGTAGAATTAAATTGTTGAACCCAGCATATTTACCTATAATGATTGAAGAATTTGAAAAATTAATGAATGAATAATAATGTACTCAAGCATAGATCAAAACAAATTAGATAAAGCAGGTAGATTTCTACTTGATGATGTAGTATTAGTTTCCTATGTATCAGCAGATGGTTCTAATCAGAATGCTAAATCAATATCAATTAGGTCACAAGTATTAGAGATTAATCTATACGAATCACTAGAAGGTGCAGGTCTGTCAGGTAACATAGTAGTTGCAGACGGTCAAGCAGTTGTATCACATTTACCTCTAACAGGCTATGAACGCATAGAATTTAAGTTATATACGCCAGGCACGAGTAGAGGTTACGATTTCACAGCAGGTACAGGTCATCCTATGTATATCTACAAAATAAGTGGTAGACAACCTACTACGCCTAGAGCACAGATTTATGTATTGCATTTTTGCAGTAAAGAAGTTATTGATAATGAGATGAAACGAGTTAATAGAACATTAACAGGATCAGTAGATCAAATGGTCATTGACATATTCAGAAATGATTTAGAAAGTAAAAAGAATTTCATAGTAGAAGAAACAAAAGGTCTTCATAAATTTGTTATGCCTAGAATGAAACCTTTTAAAGCAATATCTAAATTAAGTGAAGACGCAGAACCATTAAAGTATGCCTCTAGTGGTATGATGTTCTATGAAGATAGCACAGGATTTAGATTTAGAAGTTTAGAGAATATGTTAGCAATCGCAGGTGTAGCAAGACCTGTAACAGCAAAGTTTCAACAGAAACCTCGTAATGTAAAAGGCGGTCAAGGTGAAACAGATATTATAAAAGAAATGCAGACCGTTGATGGTTACGAGATTAAAGATCAATTTGATACATTAAAGAACTTATCAAACGGTGTATATGCTAGTAGAATGATAACACACGATAGTTTTAACAAAACATTTAGCGAACTAGACTTTGATTACAATACATACTTTCCTACTATATTTCATACTGAACACGATGGTAGTGGTGGTCTTACAGATAACAAATCGCAGTTGCCAATATTTAATTACCAAGACGATAAGATGATTTCAGACAAACCAGAAGGTAGAATTAACTTTGTATCAGATACGACTAAATTGCAGAATGATTATATTGAAACAGATACAAAGAGAATATTACCTAGGTCGCTGTCGCAGAAACTATCATTTAGATCACAGGTGTTGTCATTAGATTGTAAAGGGTTTACAGGTTTAAGTGTAGGGGATTTATGCAGTTTTGAAGTACCTAGTTATGAACCACCTAATATGTCAAATCCGTTAGACATTGACCCATATATGAGTGGTCGCTATCTAATTAGAAAAATACATCATAGAATTAGTACGCCAAATGATATACACACAATGAATTTAGAGTGTGTGAAGGACGCAGTAAGGGTGCCGTATCCAGAAGAAAACATAGATACATTTACATATAGAGAAAACAACGATAGTCTTACTTACCTACAATACACACTAGACGAGGCACTAGTAGAAAGCGCAGACAATGAGGTAATGGCTTAGAGAAGCTAAGAGTCAGAAATTTTTTTGACATAAGGGCTGGCCTACTCATAGAATACGAGAGATAAGACCTGAGCAAGAGATAATGAGAAAGAGAACATAAAAATGCAGAAAATAAGAACTATAAGCAAAAGATGTAAAGACAAATTTAAGAGATATATGGACAATACTCTCTATGATTATGATTGTATGATACAGAATAAGAAAAATGAACGATTCTACAAAGGCATTAGTGTATGGACGAAACTCAAAGATAAAGTCAGTCTAGCGACTGCCTGTTTCAACAATAGTATAAGTAAAATAGACATTAATACAGGCCAACCCATATATAAGACAGATGAGGGTGACTTGCGTAGGAAAGAATTAAATAGTAAAAAATGATGTATAGCGTAGTCATTAAAAACGGCAACATATCGGTAAAATAAAATGGCATTTCTCGGAATTTCAGAATTTAAATGGTTTATAGGTGTAGTAGAGGATAGGCACGATCCTGAGAAACTAGGCAGACTACGAGTAAGATGTCTAGGCATACACACAAGCGATAAGAATAAGATTGCCACAGCAGACTTGCCTTGGGCGTCTGTTACATTGCCTACTACAGCGTCTGGTATATCTGGTCTTGGTCAATCGCCGTCTTTTATAGTAGAAGGCAGTTGGGTGTGGGGATATTTTAGAGATGGCAATTATCTTATGCAAGAGATGGTTGTTGTTGGTACATTACCTGGCAAGCCAAAAGAGTTAGGTAAAACGGCAAGCGGCTTCTATGATCCTAACAGCAGACTGGACGCTGACGGCCAGCCTACTGGCGTATCAGTTTATCCAAAGCAGGCATCTGAGCCAGATACAAATAGACTTGCAGTCAACGATACCACAAAAGAACATACTTCATTAACAGCACGTAAACTGGCCCGTATAACAAATGTGCCGACGGCTGACTTTGATGATATAGTTAATTCTTTTATATCAGCGTCCGACACGGACAACTGGAATCAGCCTGACATTACATACAATGCAGTCTATCCTTATAATCACGTATTTGAATCAGAAAGCGGCCACATTAAAGAATATGATGATTCGTTTGTAATTGACGCCGACGGCAACCGTACTAACTATTATAGAATACACGAGAGGCACACGTCTGGTACTGGCTATGAGATAACAAACAATGGCGATAAGATAGATATAATTAAGAACGACCACTACACATTAACAAGCAAAGATAATAAACATTATATACAAGGCGACTCTGATATTACTATTAACGGTCGCCATAAGGTATACATTAACAAGACAGGCCAAGAGAACAACAACTACGACATACAGGTAGGGCCAAACGCTAATGTCAATATACAAGTAGATAACGGCAACCTTAATTTAGT